AACTCCTTATACGCTGCTGCATTCGTGGGATCTTCGACCAAATCTGATATTAAATCTCTCATGTCAGAAGCCTTGAAGCTTCGGTTGCCGGATCGGTTCGTTGCCTTTACAGCCGAATCCGCACCCGATATCAACTCTATTCGGGGGATGCCCGTTTCAGGGTCTTTTTGTACATATTTCTCTGCGTCGCGCCATCGCATCCAATCTGGCTCTTCATTATCATCCGGTTTATCACTAGCGCCTAATATTACTTTGTCACCCTTCTTAAATGGTATGGGACTATTGTCGCCAATATATTCATATGCTACAGTCACCGGAGATCGCATGTGCTTCGGCGCGGTAGTAATCTTTACGCCCGGGAGGTTCGCTACATCCGGGAAGACGTCGCGCCAGATTTTTTCAGCAGCTTTAGCACCGATTTTGGTTCCATCACGCAGCGTTCTATGGTGTTTGAGAGGATTCGAAATAACGATCCACACCTCGTCTGCTTTGGGCGCGCCGTCGGCGCCCGTAGCGTATTTGCGGACCATATCGGCGTGGCCTTGGTGCGGCGGCTTAAATGCGCCGGGTACGATGGCATATGTTTTAGGGAAATCTGAGTCTACAACAGGATCATCAGTCTCGTCTTCACCGATCTCCAATTCAATCTCTGCATCCTCTTCTTCCTGCAGTCCATTTACATAGCCCATAACAGCGTTGTAGATGGTTCTCTCTGCGTTTTCCTGCACCACGATATCTACGATGGGTGTTCCAGCTAAAATGTCCTTGTAGACCATTTGTGGGAGTTTTTCAAAAGTATGATTATTTGTTTTTGCTTCTTGCATCCACTCGTTTAGAGTTTTGGTAACGCTGACATTTTTCGAAATTACTACTGTAAATTCGCTAGCTAGTTTCTCTGATATATTTTCACTGATATCAGGAGCAGTCCCTTGGGAGAACTTGGAAGATTTATCTATCGCAAAGTTTGCACGACTAAATTCCAATCGATCTACAAATTTAATTCCATTTCCTTGATGATCTACGGCTACATAACCCTCTGGATTAGTAGCTACCAGATCCCCAGAGCCATCGTCGACAAAATGTTTTGTGTTGTATACAGCATTATTATATTTTTCAATGAATATATTTTTGGCCTCAAATAAAAGTCGAGATACTCGGAAAAGATTGAGGATATCTTCTTTTTTATTATTAAACAATTCTAAACTTTGTTGTAACTTTTCTCGTCTCCTTTTTTGCCCTCTAGCAGTTTTTAGCTTACTTGCGGCCGCCTCACCACGCTCAGCGAACCAGCTAATAAATTCCCCAAGAGAACTCTCAGGATTCTCTAAAAACTGGCCAGCTTTAATTTCTCTGTTAATGAAAATGTTCAGATATGCAAATGGTAGATCATTGTAATCTATTTTTTCATTAACCGCATCCGCCTTTTCCACCAAACTAATAACTCTACTTTCTTCATTTTCGGTAAGAGTCACAGTCCCGGTATCGTCTGTAAAAAATGCGTCATCAAACCAAATGCCAGGAACTCGATTGAGATTGCTTACGTCTGCACCAAAGCTAGCGCCACTATCTAGACTATCATATGTGGTGTGAAACACAATACCAAATTTCGATTGCCCAATTTCTTGACCTAGATCGGAATTGACTGGAACAGCATAGACAATGGTGTTGGGTTTGAAACGATAATGCGGCTCTCCATCAATATCGACCACATCAAGCATTTCATCATCAAACATGAAATCACCCTGTAGGATGTTTTTTATCCCAAGAGAGGGCAAGTATTTAAGTGCTTTTGTTAGTTTATCGACAAGCCCCGGCGCGTGACCATGGTTTTTGATGATGTCTTCTTCGGTATAATTGATCTTAGGAACTTTATTAAAAATCGATTTAGTTCCTACAAAAAACTTACCGTTTTCAGGATTAATACCAACAAACATCGCTGGCGCGCCATCCCACTTGACAGAGGTTTGAACGTGAGATTTGGAATTACCCTTTAAGGTCTCTAAAAGCTCAAGAAGAAAGGCCCGGGCCATTTTATAGCCCGCGGGCCCTTGAGTTAGAACCAATTCTTCAAGATGAGTAAGGTGTGTATTTGCACTAGCCATACTACCCTTCCTTCGATTCTTCTAAGATATTGACTCGTTCTTCCAACACATGCATTTCAGTTTGCATCTTGCGTGCATAGCGCTTCACTTCGCGTAAGTGTTGCTTAGCTAAAGACATTCTCCTTTTTTCGGTCATCGTACGAGGCTTAAGATTGGAAATTACCTCTTCGAGACCTTGAATATAAGTAAAGATTGTTTTTTCGTCTAAGCTTTCATTAAGAAAGTTCTGCCATGTTGAATCTAAAGACACTTCTTCCTCTCCCATTTGTTGGATCCATAATAAATCGAGTACAAGCTTCTTTTTAAGCTTTTTAAGTTCAATTCGAAGCTCAATTTTTAGATTTACCGTTCATGGAAAATCCCCTTATAGATTATAGGTGCTTGCGAAGCATCTTGGCGATGGCTTCTCTTAACTGCTGTTGTGGATCCGATCTAAGTCCCTCGGCTGCCTGCTGCTTCTTCTTCTTGGCTTCGGCAGCTGCCTCGTCGGCAAGTTTCTGCTTTTTTTCCTGTGCCTTTGCGCGTTCCCGCGTGCTCTTTGCCGCGCGGTGCGTAGCTTTCGGTTGACCTTGTGTCGCATATTCTTCTAAGTCTGGTTCGACACCTTCTGCTGCTACTTCCTCAGATTTCTCTGTGCAGATGCCATCCACGAGTTCCTTTCCTTCTGGGCAGTCGGGTTCACCGGCGGCCTCGATGTCGCCGCGAGTGCCGCGGAGTCCGGCCATTCTGCTAGTTTTGCCAGTTTCTCGCGCCTCTTCCAAGTCTGGTTCGACACCTTCTGCGGCTACTTCCTTCTCCTTGCCTTCCTTCTCCTTCTGTCTCCGCTCTTCCTCCTCCTTTCTTCTTTGCGCCTTTTCGATATCTCCGCGCATCTTGCGACTCTTGTTAATGCGGCTAGTTGTTTCACCGCCCTCTTCCAAGTCTGCGGTCTCCTGGATTTCTCCAGTTCCGTTAAACTCATCAAATTCTTGAAGAGTATTAAATTTGAACCCCCACGCCTCTTTTAAGAGTATGTTTAATTCATTGTTTTTCCAATCTTTAGTTGACATCGTATTTTCTCCCTTTGTAGATGTTCGTAGTAAATAGTCTTTCTTTCTCGTAAACCGTCCTCAAAATCTCGAAGACACATGCTTCCCAAGCTGTTGGCTTCAAACTCCATTGCCCGTAGGTGTGGGTTGTTCTGTGCGTATCCTTCGCCCATTTCCCCCACATCATCAAATTTGCCATCACAATTTTGTTTGTGATGTACTAATTCATGGCCTAAAGAACGCAAGACGTCTTTAGGATGTCGTCCTGAAATATAGAGCGTTACCGATTGTTCCTGCGGATCATAGTGTGCTGTTTTCCCCAGAGGGTTTTCAGCGTTTTTTGCATCTTGCTTTAGAAACAGCTTAGGAGGCTTTTTAAAACCGATTTTCTTCTGCGCAAATGGCATGAACTGCTTAATCAGCGGCATCAAAATATCAATCATTAGTTAAAACACCTTTTATTGCATCTGTATTTAAATAGTTAGTAAATCTAAGTAATCTCTTCTTCAGAGTGGGAAACTAGTTTTAAACTTAATGTGAAGAATTCCAGTTCGTGCAAATTGTCGTTCAGGGGAACTACTTTGGATATGGAAACTGGTCGGTTTGAGCGTATTTCATTTTTTAAACTTACCAATACACCGTAATGAGGTTCCCAATATCCGGACTCGGAGGACCACGTTGCCCATTCTACGATGTCACCTATTTTAAAATCTTGAGATAAAAGAGTCCCAAACGCCTGTTTTTCATCATTCATTATACGAAACCAGCCACGAACAAATCCCTTGTCTTAAATATGAATTCAAAACCTTAATCGCATCCTCTTCTTTGGGATACGGGCCTTCGTGCTGGACTACGTTGCTTTCGTCGTCATGATAACGAACCAAAAACATTCTATATTTAGACGTTGTTGCGGGGTCTTCACCTGATGCCGTCTGGTAGTACTTGCGGTTTCTTTTTGGCGCTGTCATTGTCATAATTAGAAGAGTCCTTTATTTTTATTTCTTGATAAGTATTACTTTCCTCATCAAAAAAGACTTTTTTCTCTTGTAAATTAATAACACGCATATGTCGAGTGGAGATATTTATCACTTCGACATACAAATCCATTCTAGATCTTTTCTTTCGGCGCTTCTTTATCATCTTAAAACAAAATGCGGGTAGATTTGAACATACTCGGACGGTCATTTCAAAATCAAAACACCCATAGAAAACCCAGGTGCCAATCATAAACAGCAGTCCTTTCCAAAATTTACCAAATTTAAATAACATTAATCAAATCCTATATATTCCAATTCTTCTCTCTCTATTTCTACAATTTCCCCATTGAAAGTGTAGATTAACACTCTTCCATATTCGTTCGTTTCTTTCTCTATTATATAAACTTTTGTGCTACGAGCGATTTTTATAAATATTCGCTTTCCCGGGTAGAAACAGTGAATATCTCCACGGCCCTTAATACCATATTGTGGGATAAGTTCAAAGTCATCACTCTCAGACAAAGACCCTGCGAATTGTTTAATAATTCGTTTAATTCTGTCTTTTGTGTTCTCGAAATCATCATGGTTCATTAATGTAACTAGAATTTAGGAGAACCAAAGAGGGCTCCTGCCTGTTACGATAAAACTGAACTGTGTTTAAAAGAAAGGAATTGTTGAGTTCTTGAAAAATATCCCCATCTTTTTCCATAAAAAAATCTTTATTAAATGAAGTCCACTTGACTAGAAAGGTCTCTTTGTCATGATTAATAACTAGCCCGACCTGCAGCGGTTTCTGGTGTCTTGGGTGAGTTTTGGCAACCAAATCGCCCGTGCGAAATTTCCACATATTGATAATATAACATATTCGACAAAATGTGCAACTATAATATGTGTATGTAGGCTAACACAAGTCCCATAATAGCTTGAACCACCATAAAAATCGTAACGGCTTTGGTTTTAAAAATCTTGAAGTCTTCTATTAATTCTAGGGCCGCCTTAAGTTGAGCAGGAGAGGCGACATCGTCCATTTTCTCTTTCCAGACCTTGATGTCTTGCACTCGATCTTCGCGCGCCTTTAACTCTGTAAGCTGCTCTTTAACTGCTTGTAGTTCGAAGGCCAATGCCTCAATGCCACTACCTAAAGTTTCAAGCTGTTGCAATACCAGTTTAGAATATGTTTCCCACCCATTTGTATTAGGCATTTGAGCTTCCTCCACCGCTCTTAATTAGTCGGGAGGATTACATTCAATCCGTTGAATGTTATATCGGCCCCCATTATTGATAACTTTATTGATGATCAATTCAAAATTTAGTGGTTTAATCTCGTCTAAATTTGGGTTCTCACACACCTTTCGCAATACGTCGTCAATATTCTTCCCAGAATCTTCATAATATTCTACACGATTAATATTAGATTTTCCATCGGGCATCAGCTTCTGCCCAATCATATGAACGATGACGTCACCCTTTGACTCTCCCTGCGTGGCTATGGGGCGCACTTGATTAGAGTCAATTCCGATATCCTCAAGATAATCCAAAATGGGCCCAAGTGATTTTCCTCGACGAGCAGTCATTATATATGTTTTTGAATCTGGTGGGAACTCGCGCATAATATCGGTAATGACAGTTATTTCCTCGGGATCTTTCACAATTGAAAAGTCACTCAAATCAATCTCGTATCCTCGCTCCATCAGCGCCTCCACAGGATCAAAAGCAACGATGCCCTCCTTCGCCGCGGCTTCGCGCATGTAGGCTTCGAACTCCTGCTGGTCACGCAGGGTCGCTTCAGTGCCGTCGGGGGCTACAACACGTGTTTCTGACCTCGTATGGGCTATTGTCTCATCGAAGTCGAAGATGCGAAGAGTTGTGATGGGTTCTTCCATCTCATTAAGATACTTTCGCCAATTTTCAAGTAGGAGTTTCATCCTGCGCCTCCAAACATTTTCTTAAACACTTCTGGAGTTTCTGGATTATCTAGATCCAAGATTTTTGC